AGCTTGTCGATTGCAACTTCAAATCGTTGCAAATCTTTACCCAGTATTTCTTCGGCTTGCACTTCGTTTAAAGCAGGATATTGTTTGAGTGCAGCGGCTTTATCTTTATCGCCGATTAAAAAACGGGTTTTACTTTCATTTTCAAGCGCGTGACCGTAGCCAACTGTCCAAATTCCTGCGGGACACATTTTGGGCTGCAATCCGATAACGCTTAAATCGCCATCGTGCAATGATTCAAAGCCTTTAATAATTTCTTTTGCCTTTTTGCAAATCATTTTTAACCTTCTGTCATGACGTTATGCGTGCCGTAAATCGCTAAAATCGCAGTCACGGCTGTCAAGGTATCTTCGGGCGACATTCCAAAACGATTGGCAACCAACGGCGCGAGTAACATTAAGCCGCGTTGCGTACCTTGTTCACCCAGTTTCGTTTTGATTCTCAAAAATAGGCAGTTTGATTCGGGTTCAGTAATCAAGCGTTCATCAATCAATTTTTTCATGAAAATACCTAAATTTTCCTTTTCTTGTTTGTTCATTCAGTCGTATTTTTGTGCATTTTTTGAATGTTTGCCGCGTGCATCAAATGACAATTCCCTTTATCGGCTTTCGATTCAACGGTTTTTTCGAGTCGAATAATCGTTTCTATTATTTTTTCTGCATCCGCTTTTTCTTTCGCGGCGACCTGTAACATTTGTTCGCGTGTTTTTTGAATGATTGCGCGTAAGCCTTCAAATTCGGTGTTTAATTGCTGCATTCTTTCAGTTGAAACCATGCGTTCCCGCGCGAGATTGATTTCTTTTTGTAGCGCATCAATGTCATCGTCGAGTTTTTTAATTGCGTCAATGCTGACAACGGAATTACTGATTTTTTTAACGTCTGTTGATAATTCCTGCATTTCATCTTCAATCCGTTTCAACCATTCTTTCAAATGCTCTTTATCGCGCGTGTCGTTGTGCCGTAGCAAGCCCCAAAACGAGCCGACTACAGCCAACAACACCGCAATTTCTGCGTCAAAATGTTCTTCAATGAATCCCATTTTTTGAAAAAACTTAACTAAAAAACGGTAGCAGAAAAAGATGCATTCACGCGCGTTGGCACAATCAATGGCGCAGATTGCATCAATAAAATCCGCGCGGCGGGGTCATTTTCAACCCACGATTTCGGATAATAGGGCAGTGCTTGAAAGCCTGCTGATTCGTCACGAATTGCGCCAAATGCTTGCACACCTTGTAATTGTGAACTGGTCATTAACACAGTTCCCGCAGGTAAAATCGGTTGTTCCGCGCCGTTGTCGTCAACATACCAGCCTGCATAAACATAGATATTGAAGCCGTCAATCATGCCCATAAATACGCCACCTTCTGACACTTGCGCTTGCTGCGTCATGGTTGACATACCACGGAATAATTCCAATCGTTTTTGAACTTGCGGGTCTTCGCGGAATACCTTCCAAACGTCGCTCGTCATAATCACGTCAACAGGAATTGAACCCGATTTTTGTAACATGATTTGCGCCCAATCTTGCAACGAATCCAACGGTTTTGCCGCTGTGCCGCCCCATTTGTTCGCGCCTGTTAATGCCACGGTCAAACTGGCATCACGATTAAAATTGACGTTAGCCGTTGGATATTGTTCGCCTGTAATGGTTAAAGCCGCTGTGCGTAAAACTTGCGCCGCCATGACTTCTTGACGACGTTGAATGCGTTCAACTTGGTCAATGACTTCGTTTGCTAAAATCATGCGTAAGCGATTCATGGGGTCAAGTGAGCCGCCAATGGCTTCGCCTGCTTGACGTTTAAATGGACGGTTCGCATCAAAAATGCGTTTGTCTTTAATGTAAGCGGGTTTGAATGTGTTGGTGCTGTAACCTTTTGCGTTAATGATTTGACCTGCTACAACGGGCGACACAAACGGCGCGAGTGAGCGGGTTTTGTCTAATACGTCAAAATGAATTTCTTCCGATTGTTCAGTTTGAATCGTGCCGAAATAGCGCGTTAATAAAAATTGCGACGGTTTAACTAATGATTCAACGACAGCGAGCATCGTGTTAGTGCTATATAAATCCACGTTTTACTCCTAGTTTTGGCTGTTGATTAAAATGATGTTTTTCACACGCAAGCCTTCTTTGATAGATGCAATCGTGTGACCTGTGCCGATAATGAGGTTTTGAGCATTGAAATCGCCGCGACTGTAAGCAATGGCAACTTTATCGCCGCCCGTTGCATCGCAACTTTCAGCCAAAATAAAATCAGGAATTTGTGAACCGTCTACTGCTGCACTAAGACTTAGTGTGTATTTTCCGCTGGCGGTAATTTTTCCTAATACCGCGCCGCGCATTAAATTTTGACCGCTGGCGACAGTGATTTTTTCACCGATTAGATCGTCAAACTCGCCCGCGATAATATCGCTAACGGTAAAACTGGTTTGTGCATAAGATGCTGACATTTTTTGTGTCCTATATATAAAGGAGTAATTACTTACTGAATAACGCTAAAACGGCTCTCGCTTCTGCGCCTTCTTCGGTTTCACCGTCAACAGGTTCGCCACCTGTACCAACGGCATGATTTTTCATGTTGTTCATGTGTGCCACAAAACCATTTTTATCAGGTTTTGCGTTTGCAATCGGTGCTGCTGCGAGAATCTTTGCAGCTTGTTCGGCATTCAAATCGGTTTCGAGTGCTAGCGTTTGCGCTTGCAATTCACGACCTTTTGATTCTTCGCACGACAAAATTGCCGCGATTCGTGTGCGTTCTGCGGTAACAGAATCGCTAACTAATGCGGTTGCGTTAATTGATTTTGAGCCTTCATCAAACGCGGCTTGATATACCGCGCTGTGGTCGGCTTTCAGTGTGGATAAATCCATGTTGAATTCCTGATTAAGCGAAGCGATAACCGCTTCTAAGTTTGAAATTTCATCAGCGAAACCCGCTGATACGGCTTTATTTCCAACTAATACGCCACCGCGCAAGCTGGTAATTTGGTCACGGCTCATGCCGCGATTGGTCATAATGGATTCAATAAATACCGATTCCATGTCATCAACCATTGTTTGAATTGTTGCCCGCCCTTCGTCTGTTGCGAGGTCGGGGCGTTTGTCGGGTGCGTTGCTGCTGACGAATTCCGTTGCGCCGCTGTCTTTTTTAGAAAATGCGGCAACGACACCGATTGAACCGACGATTGCCGTTGAATCTAAAAAGATTTTGTCGCTTGCCGCCGCAATCCAATACGCCGCGCTTGCCGCTTGACCAACAACGTAAGACACAATCGGTTTATCAAAGGCTTTAATTTGTGCCGCGAATTCGTTAATCATCGTTGTATGACCGCCAGGCGAATCAATTTGAAGCACGACAGCTTTCACGTTTGGGTTGCTTTGCGCGGCTTGCAAATCACGCGCTAACATTTCAACGGAATACGCGCCGCTAATTTCTGAAAACAAATTCGCGCGTGGGAATAACGCACCTTGAATCGGAATCACGGCAACGTTGTCGCGGGTGATAACTTGATGTGTGTTGTCTAACGGTTTGCCACGCTCTTTTAAAACGGCTTCAAGATTGTTTTCACCGTTCGCAATCGAATGAATTGTTTCAAGTGCCGATTGTGTGATTGCCCAAGGCGTGCCGTTGTTTAGAAAATTGATAATGTGTGACATTAGTTTGTAACCTTTAAAGTTTCGTTGCTGTCGTTGGGGTCATCAACTTGAACGCCTAAATCCGAACCCGCCACGACAAAATCGGTTAATAATCCGAGTTCTTCCATGCGGTCACGCTCACGTTTGCGCTGTTCAAGTACGTCTTCCCAGTCCAAGCCTTGATCCGCGCATTCAGATTCGAGGGTGGATACACCAATTTCCATCCGAAGTTTCGCTGCTTGCGCTTCTTTAACTTGATCCACCCAGCCACGACCTGCAAACACCCAACGAGCGCGAGTATAAGAATAGGAATTGTTGTCAGTATAAAAATCAGGAGCTTCAATAAATTCACGATTCACCGCTTCTTCAAACCAAATGTTATAAATGTCATTGAGCCATGTGTCTTGCAGCCAACGTCTACGCCCTTGAAAATAACGCCATGCTTCTAAAAGCGCGGCTCTTGCACTGGAATAATTTGTTTTCGAGAAATCTTTCATCAGCAATTCATACGGCATATTCAAGCCTGCTGAAATGTGACGCATACACGATTCCATGAAACCGTTAAATGCCGTGTTAGGTCTGCCGCTGTTGTATGAGCTGACTTTTGTACCGAGGGGAAGCGTTAAAAAACTGCCCGATTTGATTTTTTTACCGTTGGTTGCCTTGCTGACACCTTGCCAGTAATCCGATAAATCGTCTTTTTCATTGCCGCCGATGATGTTTGTTAAGGCTTGGGGGTCTAAATCGGATTCAATGAACGCGGCAATTAAGGCATTCGCGGCAGCGGCGTGTAATTCACTGCCCAAATAATCGCCAGATACTTTGAATTCACGCAAAACCGCCGTGAATAGTGGCTTGCCGCGCGATTGTTCGGTGCGTTCTTTGTCGAATAAGTGAATGACTTTGCGTCTGCCCCACTCGGTGAACGCAGGGACACGTTCCCATTCTTGAACGATGCCCGTTATGTAACGGTATTTGTCGCCAGGGTGTGATTTTTGAATGTAGTAAGCGACAGGTGCGCCGAATTTATCAATTTCAACGCCATTTCGGATGTTGGGATTGCCGATTAAATAGGTTGGTGTTGATAAACGATCCGATTCAATCATTTGTAAGCGCGTTGCCCACTTTGAATTTGGGCGTGGCAACCAGTGAACAATTGCCAACGCATCACCGTTGACCAATGCACCCGCTAATGCTTGTTGCGTTAAACCCAGAAGGGTTTGTGATTGCGCGGCATCAACTTCAGTGGTGTCCGCCCACGTTGCGAATTGGTCTTCAACGCCGTTTGCCCATTCGCTTGCCCATTCGCGGTCTTTTCCGAGTAGTCGATATTTTGGCTGTGCTGATAAACGTAATTGATGCCCGATAATGTTATCGAGCAGTGTTTGACGTGCGCCACTTGCGACAGGATGATTACGAACTAAGTCACGGGCGCGTGGTGTTAATGCCGCGAGTTCGTCTAATAAATCGGCATCGCTTGAACCTGCTTGTGGAATCCAGCCAGTCAGACGGGGGTCGGTAACGCTTGCGCCTTGGTGTGCGGTGGCGAAACTGTAGCCACTCATAAAATCACGCTCATCGGACGATGACCGCCGCCATTTTCACGCGCGACAACGTTTTGCCAGATTTGCATTTCTTTACGCAACATCGGCAAGTCGTGGGTTGTGATTTCACGACCCTGAAATCTAACTGTTTTACCGCTTAACGCCTCGCGATAAGCGGTCATGATTTCGTCTAATAAGGTTTCGGCTGTCGTCATAATGACAAGCATTATTCAGAATATAGGTGTTCATTTACACGCGAAAGTGAATACTTATTTTTTTAACAGGCACAAAAAAGCCGCTGATTAAAGCGGCTTTAGTTTGATTAAAAAGTTATGTTAGTTCATGCGGCATTTTTGCACCTTTCTTCATGTTATCAATCGCCCAAAGTGGCTGAAGGTTAGTGTAGTGATTCAAGCTCAAAACATCTTCTTCAGTTTGTGCTGATGCTATTGGAATAATGTGGTCAATGTGCCACTTGTCACGATTATCCCAATTCATGCCATCCACAAATTGCGCTTCAAGATACGCGGTAAAGGTTTCATAATCACAACCTAAAACTTCATGCGTGCGTGATTTTTTGGTGTAGTTTTTATTTTTTAGTGAACCTGCAATCAAGGCTCTAATTCGGAATTTCATGGCAAAAATAGGATTTTCAGCCCTTTCTTTTTTAGCCCAAGCACAGCATAGTTCTTTTGCTTTTTCAGGATTTGCTTTGCGCCAAGCGCGGCTGTTTTCTCTTGATTTTTCACGATTCGCTTCATGACGAGTACGCCTGCGTTCATTTTCTTTTTCCCGATTCGCTTCCCGATAAGCATTGTTATAAGCATTTCTTTTTTCTTTGTCTTTATATGGCATTTCCATCCTCCAAAACCTTCACCAAACCACCACGCCACAATCAACGCGGTGGCATTCGTCAATCCTTACGCCACAAACCGCGCTGTCACAATCTTACCAATCGTTTCAAGTTTGTTTTGCGGGTCGTCTTTGACAACGTGAAATCCCAATACTTTTAAATCACGGATGATATTTTCAACCGTTCCGATTAACGTGCCTTTTTCAGCCACGTAAGAAATTGTCACGCCGTTATGTTGTTGCGTTATCACGGTTTGATTGGTGATGTTTTCAAGCGTGAATGTTGGCGAAGTCGGATTGAATTCGGGTGCTGTGATTTTGGCAGGTTCAAGCAATTCACCTTGCAACGCTTTTGGTTCAGGTTCGCAATCGAGCAACGCGCACACTTCACGGTATTTTGATGCAAGAATTAACTCGCGTTTGTTGACGTTAAAGGTGTCTTGAATCAATTTACCCAGCGAAGCGTAACTTGCGCCGACTTGATGTTTAACCAAATAATTCACGCGCTGGTTAATATGTTTTTTCATGGCAGGCGTTAAGGTTTGCGGCGGTAATTCACGCAAGGCGTTGGGGACGGGTTTTGAAACCAATGAATCATAAGCGCGAATCACTGACAAAAAGAATTTCGCACTAATCCACGTTGCATAAGCATAAACCAATTCTTTTACAACGAACGTGCCTTGTACTTTTCCGCGACCTTTTACAGTTTCAATCGGTGAAAAAGATGATACTGGAATTCCAGTATCATAATTAACTGGTTGATTTTGTTCCACTACTGGAATTCCAGTAGTGCTTTTTTCTCCCAATAATTCCGCAATAAGCTCTTGTGTTTGTTGTAGCGCAGTCCAGTTTGTTGGTTCGTGCCGTCTTTCACCACCAGCGGCTTTGTGTAAATCGTTTAAGCAAAAACGACCGTTTGAATCTTGACGAATTGAAGTGCCAGAAATGGCGAGTGACATTGTAGACATTTTGAAATCCTTACATTTTTTTTGAATTTCCACCGAAGTGGCGTGAACTGGAGCTTCAAAATAGCTGTAAAGTGCTACGCTTGATATTGGATATTCTCAAGCACTCCAATTCACACTGCAATTATGCCATAAAATGACAGTTGCGAAAACTGGGGATACAAAAAAACCGCGTGATTATCGTATGCGGGAAACGCTTTACAAACTGGTTTTGAAGTCCAGTGCTTTCTCTTGAAAGCGCGAATAGGTTAAACCTAAACGCGCTCAATTTGCAAATGTTTTTTACAACTCAACTTCTTGATTGATGTGGGCAAGCAACACCACGTTTTCATTTGTGTCTGTGATGCCGTGAATCGTTGCGGCGGCATCGTCAGTGATGACAATCACATTCATGTCGTCGTCGTAATCGCTTAATAGTTCGCGCAAAATTTTGACTTTCATAATAATTTCCTTTTTTCGGCTTCATCGTGAAGTTGTGAATATCGCGCTTGTTTTTCAACGTCAAACGCCAATTCTTGGTCGTTTAACAATTCGTAAATTTCTGCTAGTAATTTCACGCCGCCCTGCGAAATTCGGGGCGGTTGTTGTTCCATTGGTTCAAGTTGTTCACTCATTATTTACTACTCCCAAAAATGTTAGGCGAAATAGTGGCGAGTTGTTTGCGTATTTCAGTAGCGACGGCTCTAATTTCCCATTGTGCTTCTTTGGTTTCGCGCAGATTTAAAAAATCAATCCACGCTTGAAAGTTACCAACAACAATCAATTCCGTTTCAGCACCTTGCAACAACAAAAACCGCGCATCCTCTTTTTTTACACCTTCTTGAATGGCTTGTGCGTAAGCTAAATCAGAAGCCATTGCTAAATTATCAATCATTGCATCTAAATCGTCGCTGAGTTCATTGTTGTAATTTAGTAGAACTGGCGGATAAATTGTTCTTTGTTTTTCCGTATAACGCTGCGAACGTTGGAGAAATTCTAAATGTTTTGATCTGACAAATTGGTGAGAACACACGCGAGAGATTCCGCTAACGCGAAACGTAGCGTGTGCGAATCTAAGCGTTGACAAATGACCTTTCGACACACAATGCGCTGCACGCTTAACACAAGTTTCTTCGTCGCTGTTTTCTTTGCCATAACATATCCCCGCCATTTGACCAATTACTACTTCAGGATTTGAGGTGTGATTTAAGAGTTCGACTTTCATTCGTAGTTCGCGGCGTGCGAGTGTTGTTCAATTTCGATTAACTTTTGCAAATAAACGCAAAAATCCATTGCTTCTTCTTGTGCAAGTGTTAGCCATTCCAATTTTGTTAGATCGGTGCGTTCCATTGTTGTGCCGTATTTGTGAAAACCAAAATCGGCACGGCGTTTGATTTTTTGGCACACTGCTTGTTCAATTCTGCTCATGTTGCTGTCTCATTGCCTCGTCTATCATGTCTTGGAAGAATCGCGCTCGTTGCGCGGGTTCAAGCGGTTTAAAAGATTGATACAGCTTTTTTAATGTGCCTTTCGCATTTTTAATTGCGGCTTTAATCGTGCGATTCCATGCCGTGGGATTCATTTCAGAAACCAATCCAAAATTGATTAAATCGTCGCAAAATTGGTCTTTTTGCGACGTGTTGAGTTTTAAAAAAAGTTCAACGGTGGTCATGGTTAAGAATGTCGTGGTGGATAAGGGCTGTTTTGTGGCGGTGGAGCTTGTTGATAATTAGGCGGCTGTGGATATTGTGGCGGTGGCGGAGCATACGCGGCGGGCGGATACGGGTCTTGTTGATGACTTTCATACGCTGCCGCCGTATTTTCAGATCGTTTGCCGCCAACTAAATCAATCACGTTTGCATTGACTTCGACTTGAAAGCCTTTTGTGCCGTCGTTTTTTGTGTATTCGTTGGTGGTCATTTCACCTGAAATGAAAACCTGCTGACCTTTTTTTAAGTAATCAACAAGCGTGCCTTCTGCTCTACGTCCCCACAATGCAACACGAATCCAGACGGTTTTTTGGTTATCACCAAAGCCGACATTGTTTGCCACGCTGACATTTAAAACTGATTGACCTGTTGACGTTATTTTTACTGTTGCGTCTTGTGACACATTGCAAACACCGCTGAAAACATTACTCATTGATTTCACCTGTTTCGTTTTTGTCTAAGCGTTCCGCCGCGCGTTCATCACTGTACTTTTCGGGGTAACGCTTTTGCAATTTAGCGACGTTTCGATTAGCGACCAATTCCATGTCAACGCCCAAAGTGTCACACGCCAAGGCGACAAACCACAGTGCGTCGCCCAATTCTTCGAGCGCGTTCGATTTATCTAACGATTGCCCGTAAATCACATACTTTTTAATACAATCCGTGAATTCACCTGCTTCGCCAGCCAATCCCATTGCCGCGTGAACCAGATTAAATTTAAAATCGCCCGCTTTTGCCGTTTTAAGCGCGTTTTTTTGATATTCTTGAAAGTTCATTTTTTAGCCTTTTAACGTTGATGTTTTGGGTAATGTGGTTTTTTTATCTCTTTCATGACACCGCAATCGATACAAATTTGCTTGCCTGTTGACTGGTAATTCGCCCAGTTTTTGTGTTCGCAGGTCTCTTTCTTGTCGCTGTATGTCACCCATTCCACAAAAAATAGCACGGCTAAAATCAAGCCACCTGCGATTAAAAATGCGTCTTTTATATCGAAAATCATTTGTCCCCCTGTTTGTTTAGTTTCTTTGCTGCATAACTTTTTCTCCTTCGTTCGCGCTCCATTTCTCTCGATTTTTCAATGCCGAATTTGGCGATGTGTTTTTCTCTTGATTTTCTGTTTTTTTCACGGTTGAAGGCTTTGAACTCTTCATCAGAAAGGGTTTTGCGCCATTGCGTGTATTTTTCACGCGCTTTCGCATTCACTGCATCTTTGTTTTTGTTGCGCCAATTTCGGCTCAATTCCTTTGCGCGTTCAGGATTTTGTATCCTAAATTTTTGCATCGAAAGGCGTTTTTTTTCTTTGAGCAGCGGCGTTTTGCGATAGTAGTTTCTGCCTCGGATTACCCGTTTTTTTAACAACGCTTCGTAGGTTGTAGGTGCGACTTCAATGCCGAACTGTGATTGTTTTAGTTTTTGCTGATACTCAAAAAGCTGCACGTCGTCCAATTCGTCAACTAAAAACAATTCTTTTCTAACGTTTCTTTTTTCACGAAACGCGAGTTGTAAAATTTCATTGCTCATTCAAAATTCTCCACATCGTTGAGTTGCTGATTGCGTATTTTTTACAAATTTGGCTTTTGTTTTTGCCGTTAAACTCTTTTTTAATTTTTTCATTACGCTCGAATAAATCTTTTTTCGGAATGTAATACGCGCTGCCGCCAATCGATTTCATGATTTTATTCGCCGCACACATTGCTAAATCCGATGCAACCGATTGTGGATGTCCAAAATTCAAGGCGGTTTGCATTACAGCGGTTTTGATTTGTTCGATTACTTCAGTTTCCATGCGTGCCTTAATCTGGAATGTAAAAAGATTTTTTAGCGGAATCGACAGGGATTTGTGCGACTTCGTCAACGTGCTTTTCTACGTTGATAGGCATCAGCATTTGTTCCCATCGGGATTTACTGTAACGATGTAAGCGTAATTCCGCGTGACGGGTGGCGGCATAGGCATAGACAAGCGTGTCCAACGGTTCATTTCGTGCCGAACCTTTGATTTTTTCATAACGTCCTGTTTTGTGTGATTTGGTTTCGGATAACACGCCGCCAAAGTATTCGCGCGGCATCCC